AGAGAAAATAAATTTAATAAATGAGTATCCAGAAATCTTTAAAGTAAAAGATGGACCTTCTACAACAGTAGGTTCTTTTGTTAAAGACACTTACACTATTGAGATCAATGTAGAATCTAATTTAGTGATAGAATTAGTAGACTATATCTATAAAAAATTTCCTAAGATAATGAAGACTGTTATTATCGATGAAGTTTTTAAAATGATTGGTCTAGGACTCCAGCAACAAGTGGCCCATGTTCATAACAGAACTGATGCTAGTGAAGAAGAGATTGATAATGCATTATCTAGTCTATCTTTAACAGCATGTGCCGCGAATAAAGATTATATTGTGGGTAAACTAACACTCAAGTTTAAGAATAAAGATAAAAAGCTTGTTAATAAATGGAATAAAGACGAACATAAATTTCATATTAGTAATAATCCTAATAGGTTTCCATTGGTATCGAAGCATGAAAATAAATAATAAATATAAATATATTACTGGTACACAGCACACGGATCAAGGATCACGGACCTACGATATAAATGGGGCTAGACTTCCGTCTGTGACTACGATATTAGGCAAGACCAAAAATCAACAATTTTTAAAAGACTGGACGGCCAAAGTTGGAGAAAAGGAAGCAGAACGAATCAAAAATGTATCTTCTAAGCGGGGGACAAGTATGCACAAATTCCTGGAGAATCATATCACAGGAGTTGGCTACGATGATCTTACAGGGCTCGGACAAGAGGCGAAAGCCATGGCCAAAAAAATTATTGAAGAAGGCTTACTCCCTGTGGAAGAGTACTATGGCTCAGAAGTTACATTATATTATCCTGGCCTTTACGCTGGGTCTACTGACCTCGTATGTAATCACAATGGGATGGATACCATTATAGACTTCAAGCAAGCGAATCGCCCAAAAAGAATTGAATGGATTGAGGATTATTTTTTACAAATTGCCGCGTATTGTATGGCACATGACTACGTTTATCAATCAGAAATTAAACAAGGAATTATTATGGTCTGTACACCTGACCTATATTATCAAGAATTCAAGTTTCAAGACGCTGATTTAAGGTCATGGAAACACAAATGGCTTAAAAGATTAGATATGTATCACGAGTTAAAGTTTGACGAAAAAGAACAAGCTGATATAAAAATGGAATCTAAAGATTTTGAAAGGAGTAATGATGGAAGCACGTGAAGGTGGTGAAATGAAAGGGGATAAATTTAATGTATTTTATTGGGGTCCTCTTTTATTTAAAACTAAAATTACTGATAAAGATATAAAAAATTTAAAAAAATTAGGTAAGCAAGCTACCGAATCATTTACTCATGGGTTAGCAGGAATTATCGATGATGAACTTAAGATAGATTCAGCTAAATTTACAGAGATTGTAGGACCTTATTTAAAAGCTTACCAACAAGCTTATAGAATGTGGTACAATTTAGACTTAAAACAAATCGAAACTAAATCGGCTTGGGTTAACTATATGAAAAAAGGAGAATGTAATCCTCCTCACATTCATCATAACTGTCATTTATCTAGTGTTATAATTTTAGATATTCCAGAAAAACTAAAGAAGGAACAAAAGGCATGGAAGAACACAGGACAAGGGCCGGGAGCTCTAAGCTTTTTCACTGGTAATCCACAAAATTTTCACACAAATTTTTTTGAGTTTAAACCTGAAGTAGGTGATTTTTTTATATTTCCATGGAACTTAACTCATACCGTCTCAAGCTTTAAGTCAAACGTAGTACGAATAAGTATTGCTGCTAATTTTTTAATATTAGATAATAATGTGCATGAGAGAAATATATCTCCTACTCCTCCTAAAGAAGAATTGACTGGTAAAATTATTAAAAAGATTTAAATGAAAAAACCTAAAGTTTATATTGCGATGCCGTGTTATGACACGATGAAGGTAGAGACGTGTGTTAGTATATTAAATACTTATGCAGTGCTCGCGAAATCTGGAGTTGAGTGTATATTTAAGTCGGTTAAATCTTCTTTAGTTTCTCATGCGAGAAATCTATTAACCGCAGGATTCATGGCGTCTGAGTATGATTATATGTTATTCGTTGATGCTGATGTAGAGTTTGAAGCGACAGCTGTCCTTAGAATGTTAGTGCCTGAAAAAGATATTATTGTGACTCCTTATAGATTAAAAGAGAATCCATTGAAGGTAAGCTATCCGGTTGAGTATCCAGACCCAGATAATATAAAAATTTTACCATTTGATTTAGTAGAATTAAAGTCTGCTCCAGCTGGATTGATGTTGATTAATCGAGTCGTGTTTAAAACATTGATGGCGAAGTACCCTCAGAAGAAAATTAATTTTGATGAAGAACACCGAAATAAAATGGATAAAGAGGTAGGATGTAAGGGCGCTATTGAAAAGTATATGTATAATTTTTGGGATACAAGCTTCAAGGATCATACCTGGAAGGGTGAAGATTTAGCCTTTTCTGAGCTTGCTAGACGTTGTAGTATGAAGATATACGCTAATCTGGACTCATGGACCACGCACCACGGATCATGGGGCTTTACGGGCAAATTTGGTGATTCATTAGTTAAGAAAAAGGAGGATAAATGAGAGAACAAATATTTAAAGCGCTAGTCTTAAGGTATCAAGCTGATATGGAGGACGCTCTATTAAAAATAGATTATCTCATGAATAGCACACAACCTGTAATTGTAGATCACACTGACATAACAGGCGAGGTTGACAAATTGTTACATAAGGTTGCTGATGCCAAAGAGAATATGGCAATATTGAGGCAATATTATGGCACAAATTAGACTATAATTGTTGTATAAGAGATCTAAAAAGTTTTAAAAGTTTTCAACTAATTTTTTGAGCAAAAAAAAGTGTACTTTTGTACTTTTGACCTAGAAGTATTGATTTTATTGACTTTAGGGTGGACAGATTATGGTACACTTTTTAAATATGGGACAAATTATTTTGTCCACTTATATCAAATCTCAGATGGGCTTTCGCGCGCGCGAGGAAACTTTTTGAAAAAATTGAAACTTTTCAGATTCCTTATAGTATGCTACAAGGTGACATGCCTAAGAAAAGAAGAAAAGCTGTTGCCTCATTTGGAACTCCCGACATACCTTATCCTAAAGTCAGAGTGGAGTGGATCGATTGTGTGAGCGACTCTGGCTGGGCTACAGACAGAGAGTTTGATAAGATGAGACTTGCAAGACCAATTAATGAAGGTTGGTTATATTCTAAGGATGATAAGTCTATTAAACTTTTTGCTTCTTTTGATCGAGAAGATGATGGCAGTTTTAGTTTTGGGGATCGGACGATGATTCCGCGTCAGTGGGTTCGGAAGATTCAGAAGATTTAGGTGACTCAAGCGCTTCAGCATCAACAGTCTTTGCATTTAATAAAGGCGCGTAGTCGTCTAAGATTTGTTTCATTTTTGCTTCTAGTTGTTCTTCTGTCATATCCTCTAATTTACCTGTTTTTATTATTTTTCTTTCTATATATAATCCTGCAGCCTTACCTCTATTTGTTTCAGCATTTACAGCTGAAGAGAAAGAACCTTTCTTAAGGGCCATTTCTTTTATTCGAGATAATTCAGCCACATGATTTTCGTAGTTGACTTCAAATTTTTTAAGTCTTTCTTCTTTAAGCTTTCCAATATATGCTGCTACTAACGGTGATAAAGTAGGATTCATTAATTCGGATCCTTCTTGTCTGCATCTCTTCTCAGAGTATCCAGCGAGTTTAGCCGCTTCCCCTTGAGATACAGGTCCATCAGGTCCACCAAATACTATAAATTCGGCAAATCTTTTTTGCATTTCTGTTAATCTTTTAGGAACTCCCATGTTGACAATTTAAGGTAACTATCCTATATTGTCAATATATGAAAGATGAAAAAGGTCAAAACGATTTAGAATTTATAATAGAACAACATAAAAGAGAAATTTGGGCTTATAAACAACGAGAGTCTGAATGGATTAGAACTGAAAATCAACTACAAGGCACCAAAAGAATTGTAGAAGAATTATCTTCTAAAGTTATAGACCTTAAAAATGAAATTGATAGGCTGGCAGAAGAGAACGATAACTTAAGAACTATAGATTCATCACATCAAAAATTAAATGGAGAACTTCAAGCTAAAGTACAAGAAGTTGAAAATGAAATGGCTCTCCTAAAGGGGATTGGTAGTAACTCTCCTGAAGTTAGAGATTTAAAAAGGGACAATAAGTATCTTGCAAAACAAATAGAAGACTATAGAGAGATTTTGAGAAAAGCAGGATTATGAGAGTACAAGACTTACAACAATTTTTATCTTCATTTACAGCAGGATCAGATGCAGTAAAGAATGCTGTAATACTTTGTGAAGTTAATGGCACATTATATGATGTGAGAAGAATGGAAGTGCATGAGAATCAAGCTCCCATTATAGGTTTCAAAGGTCACACAGCACATAGATTAGTTTTAAAAACTCAAAAACCATCCAATATAATCTTACCTGAAAAGTTACAAAAAGATTATTAAATGGACGACGAAGTTACCCCAAAAAGTGTATGGGCCCAGAGGCTAAATTATATAAAAAATTACGTAAAGTTTGTAAGAAAATTTCGTGGATTAGAATTGAAAACCTTAGCTCTCTCGGCACTCCTGATCTATTGGGCTACAATACTTATGGCACATTTTTCACACTAGAATTAAAAGTTACAAAAGGAAATAAAGTTAGATTTTCACCACACCAAATTGCGTTCCATAAGAAGCATAAGAAGAATACATTTATCTTAGTCGAGGCCCTTGGTCAAAGGTCCTCGAAACTTTTTTACTTGATCCCTGGATCAAGAATCTCGGAGCTTGTAGCTTGTGGCTTGAGGCCTAAGCTTGAGGCTTGTTGCTTGACGCTT